CCCCGGGTCCTAACGATAGGCGATATCCTCGACCTGAAAGACCACGATGAGTATGAGCCTGATCCTGCTGATGCTCTTGAGCTGACTGAGGTAGATCATTCTGGTCGAGACCAGAATACGAACCTGAAGCCTGATCTCGATTTCTACTCCAGCCGGGCCAAGTCTGAGGATCTTCGATACTCCAAGGGGTTTCAGTCAGACCCCGAATCATTTCTATAGAAAGGAGACCTGAGATGAGAGAACCCGATCAATGCGGTCCTAATTCGTGTTGCCTGGGGATCATCGGAATCCTGATGATCATCGCTTGCCTGGGGATCTACTTCGGGATCTTCTAGGAGGCAAATTGTAGATGTACCGGTTCGGTAAGGTTGAGCCGGTACATCGAGGGGACCAATATTTTGTGCCCCCTTTTATTGCCCCCATTGAATCCCTTATAATATAACCACCACCACCTATCCCCCCACCACCACTCAATCCTTGTCAAGGAGCCCAATCATGGTCAAGAAACAGTACGGATGCATGCCCTATCTCGCAGGCCTCTTCTTCCTTCTACTCTACATCTTCGTAGGTGTAGTTCAGAATTGGGAGGTCGTCAAAGCTGCTGCTCAGGGTACCGGCCCGATTTGGTAGAATCCCAGTTGGTCGAGCCTTCTCGATGAGGGCTCGACTGAGTGCGATCCTGCACTAATAAAGGAGATCAGTATGAGCAATCTTGCCGATACCAAGCCCTTCAGGGACCAGAGAGCCGAGTTAGCTAAAACATACTCGGCTCTGACGTCAGGCCGTGCTACCCCTGATTATCTTCTCAGGGTGAAGCTCTCTATGCTTCTGATTGATACGGCCGAGATGATCCTCGACACCTCAGTTCCACTGGTTCATGTCTATCATCACGTGATGGCCGCTAAGGATTACCTGAACCAGATCGTCGAGGTCATCGGTGCTCGCCTTCGGAAGCCTCAGTTCACGACACAGATCAAGAACGAGTTCAGCGAGGTCGATAAGCTGGGATACTACGAATGGGCTAACCGAAATGGCTGAGATCGTCGATCAAATCCCATTCAATATTCGATCTGATGTAATCGAGTGCTTGAATGCCTATCCGGGGTATTCGGTCGTCTCGATTCAAGTGATCCCCGACGAGTATCTCGGGAAGGGACGAATCAGGGACGGAGGAGTCACTCTCGTCTTCTCCTGGAAGGGGTCTGAGTATAAGATCGAAATAGAACCGGAGACTCGTCGAATCCCAAAGGGTCCCCCAACATCAGACGATGCTTTCGATGACGATGAGCCAGAATTCGAAGCTGAACTGTCGAAGAGTCTTCTTCGTAGAAGGCCTAAGAAATCGACCAAGAGGCCTGATCCTCCGAAGAATCTTCACTGGGATGGATCTGGTGCTCCCTTGTGGGAAGCACAAGAATTCTCGTTCGGAATTTCGAATGGATCGACCTGTAAGTCCCAATGCTACGAATGCCATGAGGTCTTGTTCGAATCAGAGATGGTCTTCGGAGCAAAGTCGATCATCAAGTCATCTGAGTACTACTGCAAAGATTGTGCTAAAGCCCTAGGGATCATCGATTTCGACGATCTCACAGGGCCTCAATTCTCATTCGGGTACTAGGAGGTGCCAAATGTCAGTTCATTGTCGAATAGCCCAGGTCTGGAAGGAGGATGCTTACTTCCCCCAGAGACGTTCACTGGAGGGGGCCGTAGGCGAGTTGTATCCTTCTGAAACGATGCCCCGTGAAGATGGGACCTACGGAGGGTCGTTTGTGCCGGATTCTCCCATCACCGTATTTGGAGATTCTGCCAGTTGGCTCTACTTTCACAAAGTATCGGTTCGTCTTCTCGAGTTCGAGACTGGGAGAAAAGGTACTGAGGTGATCGAAGCCTATCGAAGCTTCGAAGATCTCCGTCTGGTCGTATCCTTCGATCTATCTGATACCCATCACATCCTCCCTGTGATCCTCCGAGTTCTGAAGGGACGTCCTGATACGAGGGTCTCCAATATCGAGATGTATACACGGGGTCCTCGACGATGGCTACGTCTGAAATTCGATATCGAGCTCCCTCGGGGAGTTGTTGAACGTCGTCGGTACTATCGGGTAAGTGAACGATCTTGGCGTCTGGCGTCTAGAACGATTCTAGGGAATCAAGATCGGATTGGGCGGTGGAAACGATATAGCTTACTCGCTTGGGTTGATGATCAGGAAGTGTTCCACACGGGGTTCCCTCTGTATTGGTCAGATGTAAACAATGGGATCGAGATGATCGATTCTTTGACCGGGTTGAAGATCTTCGTAGAACCTTCTCGGTTGATGACGTTCCGGACGGCATATCGGAAAGTTCAACAGGGTGCCTACTTCCCAGGCTTCGAGGAGTACGAGAAGAGATCGGCTCCAACAACACGGGACCCTCTACTGCTAGCTTCGAAGATCAAGTCTACTGGAGATCTGATGCCTTTCATCGAAGATCCTAACTTCATTCTCAAATTCCCGTACTAGGAGGATCGAATGACCAGTATCGAAGAAATCGATAACCGTCTCTCCGAATTGATTCTGGATACGAGCCACTCTCTCGAGAGGGTTCTCAAAGATCATTTCGCGATCGAGACAGATACGGCACTGAGGGAGTATATCGAGAACTTTGTTATACTCTCGGCTCCCCAATCCCAGGTCGATGCGATCTTGGCCTACTACGAGAATCACTCTGATCTTCAAAGCTACCCACCGTCGGGGATCGATCAATACTATTTCCGAATCCTGAAGTTGGGAGTATCTACCTTTTGGTTTCGACTGTTCGATCAGATGATGGAACGCCGTTGGTGATTGATACTTGGATGAAGTGATATCCTGCGGGTGGTGCTGCAATATGGTAGGGAGTGTAAGCCCTACATCCAAGTCCTGGGCCTGTAGTTCAATTGGTAGAACTCCACTGTCTAGACAGTAGTAGAGGTTCGAGTCCTCTCAGGTCCACTAGGGGTAATTCTGCCCCAATCATTTCTACTTGCCGAAGGAGGCAAATCATGTTAGAAGGCTTTTCTGTTCACGATTGTTTGTCGGTCCTGGACATTGGAGGTGCACTGTGTGTGCATCTTCAGGATCACCCGGAGACCCAGTCCGAGCTTTCTCGGATGTACGAAGAGACCCGTCGGTCAAACGTCGAGATCTCACGTCTCGACCCCATCGGTACACTCGGAGAGACGGTCTGTCGCGAGGTGTCAGCTCTCTACCCAGAGCATGATATCTTGATGATCTCGATCTCCCAGGTCTTCGAAGTCGAGCCGATTCCGTACTCGATGCCGATCTTGCTCGGTCACTTCCTGGAGACCCAGGGAGATCATGGGAGGGTTCGAGAAGACCAATATCGCATGATCGTAGTCGATATTCTGGAAGCCCCAATCGACAAGGTGATCGATCAAATGATGAAGTTCGTCGACTTCGCCTTCGAGATGGACCTCCTCGATAAGTCCTTCCTGCCAACCTGCAGAGAAGCTCTCGTTGCATTCGACGATCTCGATGGGATCGACGCGAGGATTCCCGAGATGGCCTCTGATTCGACCAGAGCCTCGATCTACTTCGGGACTATCGCCTTTCGATCGTTCTTCAGGGGGACAGGGCCAGGGATCTTCGACATTCAGACGAAGTTATTCGGGTTCCTCCAGAAGGTACTCGATGACGAGGACTTCATCGAGATGTTCCGGGTCAAGCTGATGTTTGACGAACTTCTTCGGTCGTCAGATCTCTCGATCGACGACCTTCTACCCTCGGGAGACTAAGCATGAGAGAATTCTTCAGACGGAAGGTAGCACAGAAGATCATATTCTCGGTGAAGACCGGGAATAGGGTCTACACGCACAATCCCCCATACGAAAGGGTTTACACTGCGGAGATTATTTCAGAGGACGATATGTGCGTTACGTCCTTCGTTCAATCCTACGATAAGACCCCTTCCGGGGCAATCGATGGGGATTCATACAAGACCTGGGGGACTGAATCAGCACGGTGGGTCGACTTCGATACTCTCGAGGAGTTCTGGAAGTTGATCATATCTCAGATAAACCCCTCAATGGTCTCGTACATTCGACTCGAAAGTGAGGAATAACATGTCAATTCGCAGCCGTATCCTTGAGCTTGATCTCCCTGGTGCGGTAATTGAGGCAGCAACCCAGGAAGAGATTGCAACAGAGATCGATATCGAGAATTTGACCCCTAAGTCGATTCTTATAACGATCAATCAGCTCGACCGATTGTATGACATCCTTCGTCAATCCGTCGAAGATGTCGAAGACGTTGGAATCTACAAGATCTCGAAACTGATTGGCTCCTCCTACATGGGGTATATCGTTTCATCGATTCTCTCGGGGAACTCCCACTTTACGGAAGACGAAGATTCGTTAAGGAACCGTGCTTTCGCATCGGACCCCGAGTATGCGATCGAGTCAATGGAGAGGTTCAACGTCCCATCTCTCTCGGCTGACCTCTACGGACGCCTGGGGTCTATGTTTGGTCTCCTACTGAGTCATCGACTAATGGGGATCGACGACGTCCAGTATGTTCTGATCGACGTTCTCGGGATCCTCAAGGACCTTGCTCCACCCGACTTTGCTTCGTCCCTACAAGATCTCATAACTTTCTCGACCGAGGAGAATTGTACCGAGTGCCCGGCACTCTCGATCTGTGAAGGACCTGCCGGTCAGATGTCGAGGATCTTCGCGGGACTCCTTGCCTGCATCTGTCGATATGGAGTTCCCCCCGAGCGATCATCGGAAGTTCAACTCGTTTGGAAATGGCTATCAGATCTCGCTGATGTCGTCAACGACGAGAACCTAGACTGACAACTACTAGACAAGTCCCTAGGTTGCAGTCTGCAAGGCTACACCTAGGGACTTGTCGCCAATCAGAGAGGATCCAATGGTATTCGTTGAAAAACTGAAACGCTTAGTCCTCAGCGAACTTGCAGAACCTGAGCCCTCAGGGCGAATTGAACAGCTCTGCAAAATAATTATAGAGATCGACCCTACTTGTGTATGGGCACATGATCTCGTCAGCACTCCACCCGGTCTCTTCAAAGAGGCAATTCGGAGTGTTCGATTCAAGCTTCTCGATCGAGGAGCCTCACTCTACTCTCCCGAAGGAGAAACACAATGAAAACCGTATCTATCTGGGCCAAGGCCCCAATCGTTCTACTTCTCGTCCTCTCGTTTGGACTTCAGTCGTGTGCGGCTGTCTCACTCCCTTCGAACTTTGCTCCCCCAATGGTCGACAGGGTGGTCCCCCTTGCCTCAGGTTCTGTGGTCAATGGGATCACTCGGGCACTTCAGGGGAAACCTGGGACTGAGATTCTCATCCAAGATTCAAAAATCATGTTCGTCTGGTTTTACGAATCTGTTGGAGCCGGCTTCTTCGGTCTGGATCTCAAGAATAGTTCTATCGTCGATATTCGGAAACTTGTTGAACAAGGAGGTCAACTCTCGAGCTGGAAGACTGCTGCCGATTTGGTGAACTGGATGAAAACGAATGGCTGGAAAGCAGTCCCTGCAGCGGAACTCTCACTAGGTCTCAAGTCTGCACTCCTCGGCGCTATCAATGCGAGGATCTCGACACTCTTGGGACTCTATATTCTGCTCCCATCTGGAACACAATTCCAATGGGAATTCCTTCCTGGGTTTGAAGAAGTAACCGATCCGATCTAACCAAAACCCAGGGTAAAACCGAGCCAAGTTAGTTAGGTTATTTTGTCTCTAAGAGAGACAAAATAACCTAACTAACTAACTCGGACATTAGACCCAAAACGAGGAAACAATGCCAAAAACTATCTGGACCCACGTAGGAGATTGTTCCGTAGATTCGGGACAACTGATCATTATCGATCCCTGCTATCTCGATGAGTGGAGAGATGGGGAATTCAATCTCACCAAGTACGAGGAACTCTCTGAGAAGGGAGAGAAGTTTGATAATTGGCCTCCAGCCGATAATAGCTACGACGAGGCCTGCCGGGTTACCTTGGAGAATCGTGCTGGGCCAGTCCATAATGGCCTCGCGGTAGTTACATCTACTGGCTTCGGGGATGGGACGTACCCCGTGATGGCACGGATCGAAGGAGGCCGTGTAATGGAGATCTCGATCAAGTTTGACGAAAAAGATGAGGAAGTCGAGGATGAAGATGAGTGGATCGATGCCTGATGATCGAGTAGTGAATGAGGCTATTCGATTAGCCTTAGAGAAAGCTAAACTCAACCAGCATATCAAGGATCGTGAATCCGAGAAAGCAGTAGCAGCTGCAATGGAGAGAGCCGAAGCCGAAAAAGCTAAGAAAGCAAAGGAATCAAATGACAACAGCAACAATGACGACTAAGTCTGGACGGAAGTGTCCGTCGTGTGATCGGGTATTCGATTCGAACGAATACGACGAGTTGGTCAAACTCTACGAGTGTGGGAATTGTGGAGTGGTCTTCACCCGGGAGAATTCGTACAGGGGTGACAACCATCAATGTCCCGAGTGCATGAAGTTCTCGACTGTTCTGACTCCTGACAGTGGATGTCCCGACTGTGGGGACACTGAAGTTGACGAGGAGACGAAGTTCTACGAATGTGACGACTGTGGAGAGATCTCTGATGACTCTGACTCCATCACTTCGCATATGGAGGAAGCTCATCCCGACGACGAGGCTGAGAGCGAGGAAGACGATGACTAGCTTGATGTCTCAGGCCCATATTGCAATCCCTCTTCATCTCTATCGTCTTCAACCAGGGGATGGGACCGTATATCAGTTTGGAGTCGGTTGGTTTACGAAGACTCTTTCGCATCAAGGTCTTCACTACAATCCCGATACTCGTCAATCAGTAGCGTCGAAGCATACTAACTCTTTTCGAGGGAATATCCAGGACGTAATCTCGGGTGTAAACACAATCGACTACGTGATGGTTCAGATTCTTGGACCGTATAGTCAGTCTTCGTATGATCTCCGGAAGGATTCCCTGGGGAAGACCGATGAGGAGATCGAAACGACTGCACTGTACTACAAGGAGCATACCCGCTACCCGTATCTCTGGTCAGTCATCGCTGTGATCCTAGGAGTTGCTGTCCTCGCATACGAACCCCGAAATCTTACTGGAGCAATTGAGAATATGAAGAGAGCATCCGGGATTGCATCAAGGAGCCAAGATCTCCGATGACAGTCGAACCTTTCACACTCGATCGTGAAAGGTACCCCTTCATTCTTCGGCAGGGGAAGAAGCCGATCTGTGCAGTCTACTCAAATGAGTGGCTACCGATCTTGGCGAAACTTCCCCTGCTGTTGGAGGAGTACCGATCGTTGGGAGGCCAGGGGTTCCGCTTGGATACCCCTCCAAAACCTCTCCAAAACTCACCAGAGACAAGGAATTCTCGGGGTGTCTCTGGTCCGTCTCCCAGTAACCCCAGGAATGGACCTCCGGTACCTGTTGCCACTGGCGATCACGTCACAGCGAAGAGATCAGGAGCTGAGTACGAGGTGATTTCTGAGGAGGCAGGCATAATAACAATCTCTTGGCTCGGAGGTCGAGAGATCCGTAAGATTAGCCACGAGGCTCTTGAAAGGCACTATGATCGAAAATCCCCTAGCACTCGAGTCGATCCTGAAAGCGATGGACTTGGACGAACCGATAATCCCAGTGATCGAGAAACTTCTCTCTGGGGGCGCCTACAAGGTGGATCTTGATCAGTTGGTTGCTGACTGTCTAGGTCTCGAAAGTTCACATCCCCGAGTAGAAATTGTTCGAATGAACCTGATCGCACAACTCCGAGGTCTGGGGTACAACGTCACCGGAGGGATGAGAGGGCGATCTCTCCCCTACGAAATCACAGGGTGGTCCGAACCCTATCGGGATCCCCCGGTGAGTCAGTGGAGTCCTGAAGCGAGGACTATTCTCGAGAAGTATACGTCTCTTCCCGAACTCTCTAAGCATGATTGGGGGAACGTTCGAGAGAAGCTTTCGAAGAGGGACAGTACCTCGGTAGTTCACGAGAATACGTGGATGTACTACTGGGCCTACGAGGCCTCGGGTCATCAAGGGAATAGAGAGAGGCTCTTCATCTTAGATGGTCAGTCTGGGTCGGTCATCATTGGGAGAAAGTTTGCGAATGTGCCTCGTCTAAGGGTTCTTCAGCTCGATATGAATCCAGACGAGCTCTACGAGATTGCTCTGGAGTTGGCACAGATCTCTTTGAGACCAGTCTTGATCAAGAATCTCGTCTTCGACGATTTTGAGAGGATCAGGGAACTCGATCCTGATGGAGCGACTCTTGTCTCTCGACAGCAATGGTATGACGTAGAGAAGATTGCTAACTCCCCAAGGGAGTTCCTCTCCCATGGCTCTTGGCACTCAGCACGGAAAGCTGGTCGAGATCTCGAGATTGCTGATATCGAGTGGGATAACTTTGCTGCAACCGAGTACGGGAAGACCGTAACACAGAGGTGGAAAGACGAGAGAGAATCCACCCAGAGACAGCTCGCTGTAGGTCGAGACTTCGTTTGTGCGGAGACACTGATCCCCCCGAAGATCTCGTTCCTTGGGATCCGAAATGGCTATCCCGTAGGGTATTACGTCTACGAGACCCTCGCTAATCGACCCGATGTCGCTGGACATCTCGTCGAGAAGGTTCTGAACTGGAAAGACGATAACGGGGGAATGCCAGGGACCTCAGATTGGATGCTTCACGAGATTTGTAAGAAGATGACCGAGAAAGGAGTCAAGTGGATCAATGCTGGTGAGTCGTCTGAGGTGTCTACGACACTTCATAAATACAAACTCAAGTTCTCGGTTCGAGAGATGGAACCACGTCAACGAACCCGGGTCTTGGGAACTCTGATTCAAGGAAGGAGAGCAAGATGAGCGAAATTCAAATATCGACGTTTGGTAAGATGCAGGAGTTCGTAAGAGAAGGTCGTGAGGCCTTAGTGCTCCTCGGAGCTGGTGAACCTCTGACTGAGTGGGACGCAGGGATCAACTTGGTTCTTCATGAGGGTGAAATCTTAGCACCCGACAGTTTCCTTACTGAGATCTATCGTCTCGAATCTACTGGAGGTCGGACTGACCTGGTCTTCATGATCGATAAAGTTCAGATCGAGATCGGGAAGCTCGCAATATGGAGGCTTGGGTGGGGTTCGATCTCTTGGCTGTCGGATTTCGTTGTGAATTACGCAGATCACTACGGTGTTGTAATCCCCGAAGAGGAAGAGGAGTACATCGAATGAAGAAGATCCGGAAATGGTTCCGAAAGTATGACCGAGAAATCGGTCTGTGCATAATTTGGGTATTGATGATTCTCGTCCTTGGTCGGTATGTGGACCCGACTCATCGATGGGACCTCTGGGCAATTCTCGGGGTTGTTGGGCTCTACGTAATCCGAAGAGTATCGACAGTATTTCGGAATCAATATCCGAAATCGTAGGACCAATATTTTGTGCCCCCTTTTATTGACCTCCGAAATACCTTATAATATAACCACCCCAAAATTTGTTTCAAGGAGACTCAACCTATGACTTCAGCCGAAGAAGGCGCCGGACTATTCAATGCACGATTCTATGGGAGGAAGCCAGCATGGCATCTTCTCGGATTGGTCTCGGACCGACCCATGAGTGCACAAGACGCATTTACAGCCATTGGGCCTTACGATGTATCTCTTGAGCCCTTATTCCTAAAGTCGGGAGCCGGGATCCCTCTAGCTTCGATTGTCCGTCATCCTACCCCAGACGACCCCCAGTATCATTCACTCGGGGTCGTCAAGCCAGGGTATGTTGTTCTATCCCCCCAGGATATCTGCGAGATCTGGGACGATTTCGTTACTCAACCAGTCGAGGCAATGGGGTCCCTCGGCAAAGGTGAGTACCTGTTCATCACTACACCTCTCCCAACATTCGATCTTCAGGGGGACGAGATCCAGAACTACTTGTTGATGATCTCGCCTTACTCAGGGTGGGAAGCACTCGAAGTGAGGGTAACCTCGGTGAGAACTGTCTGTGTGAACACGATGAGGCTTGCACGTCGACACTCTTCCGAAGTGTATCGAGTCATTCATAGAGGAAACGTCAGAGAGAACCTTGGAATGTGGCTCGAAGACGTTTGGGGTCGATCGACTCAACGCGTTCAGACCTTGAAAGAGATCTATCAGACTTTCCAGAAGAGGTTACTCTCCCGAGTAGAGATCGATCGGATTCTCGATCATGTATACCCCGATACTCCTCCACCAAACGATGTCTACCGGCCTACGGAGCTTATGGAGAACCCTCCGACCTGGAAGGTGGAGCAGAACCTTGCCAAACGATCTAAAGAGGCAGTTCGACGTCTCTTCGAGGGTGAGGGAATGGGATCTGATCTTCCAGGGTACCAAGGGACCGCATGGGGGCTTCTTCAAGCCGATGTCGAGTGGGAAGACTACCGACCTACTTCGAAATACGAAGGGGCTGCTCGTGCGATTCTCTTTGGAGATCGAGGACTGAATCAGTCTCGAATGTTCGACTCTCTGTACAGTCTGATCCAGAGGAAGCCCAAATGACACTTCACTTCTACGATTGTCCTGTCTGCGGGAAGAGCCATTCCCTCGATACTCTCCCCCGAAAATGCCTCGATCATGCTCTTCATGATCACCAACTCGCATGTGGGACTCTGTCGTCATTCATTCATACGAAACCTGACTGTCAGTTGAAGGTTCTTCAGGAGGTGAAAGGATCGATTCCCATGGTAGTTCTCCCAACATTCATCTGGAAGAGGATCCTAGTGAGGCTCGGCCAGAAAGAAGCCATCCATGTTCTTCAAGAAGTAGGTCTCAGTGAAGATTCCGCTAAAATGGAGTTCGAAGGAATCCTCGTCTCCATCATCTCTGACTGATCAGTCGATGGGACTTCGGATAACTCCAACAGTTCTAGTTCTCGATGTCCCCGAGATCGATGATGGGCTGAGAGAACTCCTGAAGGAGACCCTCGGTGGGAAGGAACTCGACTCTTGTCGATGGTCTTTCCCAAGATATAGATGCTACGCGTTCTCAATTTTGAGGGCACTCCCTGGAGTTACCCCTACCCCTGAGGTAGATCTGTTCCTTCATGGGAATCCTCTAGATCTCGAACCAGCTGACCCGCCTCGGTCGTTAGAGATTCATCGATCGTATAGCAAGATGTACCCGTATCAACAGAGGGCCTCTTGGGCACTGATGACTCGTCCCAAGGGTCTGCTCCTGTCGTTATCTCCAGGGCTAGGGAAGTCACTCGTATCTATCGTGGCTGCCGAAGCTCTCTCGTATAAGAATGTACTGATCGTAGCCCCTCTGACTCTCTTGAGAACGTGGGAGTCGGAGATCGTCAAATGGGGTGGGTATCTGAGAGAGATTACATCGATCAAAAGAGGGTCCGCAAGGCCCGAGACTGGAGGGGTAACACTCACTAACTACGATACAGTCTCTCGCCATTCTGGACTTTACTCGAAGCATAAGTGGGATCTCGTAATCCTCGACGAATCGATTCTCGTGAAGACGAGAGACTCGAAAAGAGTAAAAGAGTTGTCAAAGGTCACACGGGTCGCTAAGAAAGTCTGGTGTCTCTCGGGATCACCAATCTCACGTCATGCCGACGATCTCTGGAGCCAGTTCCATCTGATCGACCCTCAAGGATTCAAGTCCTACTGGAGGTTTGCAGAACAATATTGTGTAATTGAAGAGTCTATCTGGGGGAAGATTGTTCGAGGGACTAAGTCTGATATCGATCTTCGAATAGAGTTTTCGGATATCATGCTTGTAGTTCATCAAGACGAAGTGCTAAACCTCCCCCTCGAGAAGATCGAAGTAATCGACCTCGATTTGAGACCTGATCAATCTCAGGCTTATGATACTCTCTTAGAGGAATTCTACATAATGCTCGAAGGGGGTACAGAGCTCTCTGTTAGCTCGAAGATGGCTCAACTTACATTCCTTCAGGAGATAGCTTCTGATCTTGTCAATGTAGATCGTCAAATCGTAAGCTCGTCGAAGACAGATACGATTCTAGAACTTCTCGACACAGGATACTTCGAACTTCCTACGATCATCTGGACACATTGGCGTCAGGGAGCTCAATGTCTATACGAAGAACTCGAATCACGCAACTACGTCTGTAGATACGTCAATGGGGATACATCTGAGGAGGACCGAGCAACAATTCTCGAAGCCTACAAGTCGGGAGATATACCGATCCTCATTCTCTCGATGGGAGTAGGGAAGTTTGGTCTGACTCTAACGAATACTCGAACGATGATCTACAAAGATCGAACATTCGATATGGATGCATATGTCCAGAGTTTTGCACGTGTTCGTCGGATCGGACTTGACCACGAACCAACAGTGATAATTCTCAGATGTCCTGGGACTACTGATGATCTGATCGAAGAGAATTTGATCGGAAAGTCTAAGTCTCTTGCACAAGTTACAAATGCTGAGCTTCTCAGCATTCTCAAATCTTTACGAGGAGGTTAGATTGTTTCCGAATGCTCCACCGATTCTCTCCCTCGATCCAGGTCTTACAACAGGGTATGCTCTGGTTACAGCCGAGGGACTTCTCTCACAATCCGGGAATATTGGGATCGAAGATCTGAAAGATTCTTCAATTCTAGAATCGATCAAGAAGATCCCGGGACTCTCGATCGTGATCGAAGAAGTACCGATCTATGGGAACTCTAAGTTGGGTCGACAGCTTCAACAAGTAAATGCAACTCTCAGGGAAATGTTCCCTGAAGCAGTAAAGCTTCCACCCTCAGCCTGGAAGACGATCCCAAGTATCTCTAACTTCCCTGTCCCGAGTGAATGGGACGGGAAGAAACTCACCCAGCATCAAAAGGACTCCTATCGAATGGGAATGTTCTTCATCATCTTCAGGAAAGGAGTCCTCAGTGTCCTTCGAGAACCCCAAGCCTCTTAGGATCTCAGTATCAGATCTGACGTACTTCTCGGACTGTCGACGTCAGTGGTATTGGAATCGAACGTACTCATCAAAGAGACCAGATCCTCGGTTCTGGCTCGGGACCATAACACATTCGGGGCTTGAAGGGTACTTCAAGAACAATCGGGATATGTCCCACGGGATGGACTATTTCGAGACCCAAGTCCAGAAGAGTATCCGAGATATCCGTGAGGAGTTCTCCCCAATCTGGTCGTCGATTGTACCCGAATTCGATACTCTCTACGTGACTGCCGCGGGGATGCTTCAGAACTATAGCATTATGGATCACGAAGATCCTTTCCAAGGGGAGATCTACTTCGTCGAGAAATATGCACGAATTCCTCTACCAGGATTAGTTGGGAACCAGAGTCAGACGATCGAGATCTCAGGTCGAATGGATCTCGTACTGAAGCATAAGAAGGAACTCCATCTCGTCGACCATAAGACCTCAGCATCTCTATTCTCTCCAAATGGTCTCGAAGTCGACGAACAGATGACGGCTTACTCGTGGATGCTCTGGAAACTGGAGAACCAGATTCCCGAGATGGTCACCTATGATGTTCTGATCAAGTCACTTCCAGAAGAACCTCGAGTTCTGAAGGAAAAGGGAAGTCCTCTATCTCTCGATAAGGGACAACCTACAGTCTACAGCCTATACCTTGGCGCACTTCAAGACCGAGGATGGGAGAAGGAGGAACGATACGCACCAATGTTGAATTACTTGAAGGCAGCTGGATGGTCGAAGTATTTCCAGAGACTTTCCTCGACCCGAAATCAACATGAGCTCGAATCTTTTGAGGATCGTGCTCGTGCTAAGGCCTTGGATATTCTTCGGATTCTCGACAATCCCGAAACCTTCGCCTACCCCAGCCCATCGACCTATCGATGTGGAGGGTGCCCCTTCCTGATGGTCTGCAAATCGAAAGACGACGGCGGGGACTTCCAGTACATGCTCGACTCGAGTTTCAAGAAAGGATCATGGTAATGCGGATCATTCAGCCAGAGACAAACCGCAAAGCAAAAGTAATGATATACGGCCCCACAGGGGGTGGGAAGACCACTCTTCTGGGAACAGCCAATGACGACGTTCGTACGTACCCGATGCTGTTTCTGTCGTACGAAGGAGGGACATCCTCTCTCGTAGGTCGTCAGATCGATATCGTAGAGATTCGAACCTGGAAAGACTTCGACGAGGCCTACGATCTCTTGAAGTCTGATTCGGCAGAGAATATCTATCAATCGGTTGGAGTTGATTCTGTCTCGGAGACCCACGTTTGGGCTCTCCTGACGATCCTCGAAGCAGCTACAGAGTCCCGAAGGCGAGCTCTCCCAGACCTCCTTGAACAAGGGGATTATGGAATTGCTTTGACACAGATGAGGAAACTCCTTCGGAAATTTCGGGACCTGCCGATCCACGTCTTCGTGACTGCTCTCGATCGTGTTGACTCCGATCCCCGAGAAGGTCAAGTGAAGAAGCCGGCGTTGACTGGCGCACTTGCCGATGAGGCACCAGGGATCTTCGAGGCAGTCAACTATCTATCGACAACTGTCGACGAAGCGAACGAAGTTCGGAGAGTCCTCCTGATGCAGAACTACCCGAAGTTCAAAGTGAAGACTCGTCTTCCAATTGGTGTGACGATCCCGAACGAAATGTGGGATCCTACTGTTACCGCTCTCTTGGATCTTCTTCAGATCGAGTATCCTGAAGAAGTTCAAGGGAAGACTCAAGACAAAGGAGCTGAATAATGCCGACGTTAGATCTCGATTTTTCGAGCGTTCAAGACTACGATGTCCTCGACTCGGGCGAATACCCAGTTGTGGTCAAGAAAGTAGTCCTTCGGGACTCTAAGAGCCAGCCTGGCGAGAAGTACCTGAATTGGGACCTTGAGATTACCGACGGAGATGCCGAGGGTCGTCATCTGTTCTTTATGACGAGCCTGAAGGCTAACGCACTCTGGCGTCTCAAGGCGGTCTTCGAGAACCTGGGGATCTTCCAGGAGCATATGGCTCTCGAGGTTGATGAAGAGACCGGTGAAATCTATGGTCCTGAATTGTCCGGGCTGGTTGGTCTGGCGAGTGTCTCTCAAGAAGTCTACGAGAAGAAGCTCCAGAACAAGGTCGACGATCTTCTCCCCCTCGGTGAAGAGATCGAGACTCCTCCTCCTCCTCCTGCACCAAAAGCCCCTCCCTCGGTTGTTCGGTCAGGCACTCCTGCTACTCCCCCGAAGCCTCCCACACGCCCTGCTACTCCTGGGACGGCACGGAAGCTGAACGTTCAGTAGTCTGACCTGGGTGCTCCTCGACTAATCTAACCATCGGCTTCGAGGCGAAATGAACCGACACCCTTCTTGAGGTATCGTGATGTCGAGGTCTCACAAACCTCACCAAAGGTCGCAGTCGACCCTTCCAAAACTGCTAGTCGCAGACCCTACAAAACAAGGACTGAAATGAAACGTGATAGTACAATCCTGCCCCTGCTGACTGTTCTCTATGCAGTGGCACTCGTCGTCTCGAATATCGTAGCTGGGAAGCTCTGGGATCCCCAGATCGGTTTGATCTTTACTGCAGGTGAACTTCTCTTCCCCCTGGTATATATTATCGGAGATGTAGTTCCCGAAGTATATGGGTTGAAGGTTGCACGAAAGATCATCTGGATAGGGTTTCTCTCGAACCTCTTCGCTGTAGGGTATTTCTTCATTGCACTTGCTCTCCCGTACCCTCCCTTCTGGCAGAATCAGGAAGCCTTCCAGATAGTTCTGGGATTTACCCCTCGCCTTCTTCTCGCCTCCTTCGTTGCTTATCTCGCCGGTTCCAATGTAAATGCCTGGGTCCTTGTGATCATCAAGAAGAAGACTGGGCCTAAACTCCTCTGGGTTCGAACTATCACAAGTACCATCTTCGGGGAGGGTGTTGACTCTATCCTCTTCACAACGATCGCCTTCTGGGGAGTTGTTCCGACTGACGTCCTGTACGTCATGATTGGATCTCAATGGGCATTCAAGACCCTGTACGAGATCCTAGTTACCCCATTCACATACCTGGCGGTCAACTACGTGAAGAAAGTCGAGGGGATCGACCAATACGCAAAACTAGCAGAAGGTGCTAATGAGTAAAATAGTCGTTCTTCACTCAGGAGGTCTAGATTCGTCTACACTCCTGGGAACATTTCTTCAGACCACTCCCCCTTCGGAGATCTTGACGCTGTCGATCTTATACGGTCAGAAACATGATCGTGAAGTCTATGCTGCCGAGAGAATTTCGGAGTTCTATCATGTGGAGCATGAAGTTTTTCGTATCCCCTCTCCAGTCTTTCAAGTTCGATCCGAGGAAGGTACTCCTTCGTCTTTGACAGACGACGCAGAGATGCCTCATCAAACCTACGACGAACTCTCGACTTCTGTAGGGGTCTCTCCAACCTATGTTCCTTTTCGAAATGGTAACCTAATTTCGATTGCAACTTCGATCTGTCTGGCGTATGGTGGAGGGATCGTAGCCACAGGTGTTCATGCGGAAGATTCCCGAAATTGGGCCTACCCTGACTGTACCCCTGAGTTTATCGGGGGTATGCAGAATGCGATCTACGTAGGGACTTATCACAGAGTCCGACTCGTCGCTCCCTTCCAGTACATGATGAAATCGGATATCGTCCGATTGGGACTTATCCTCAAGGTTCCATACGAGAAGACTTGGTCATGCTACGAAGGGGGTGATTCTCCCTGTGGAGAATGCCCTACGTGCATCGAACGACTGGAAGCTTTTAGAGTAAATGGGGCCACAGACCCCGTATCATATCGGAGGACCAATGTCTGATAATTCATATGGTTTGACGATCCTAGGTTCGAAGACCCTCGAGCCTAGAGATCAAGTCGAGTGCTTCCCGAACGATCATTTTCTCCCGTATCAGATCTCACTGACTTCGAACGAGTTTACATGCAAGTGCCCTGTTACGGGACAGCCCGATTTTGCTTCGATCGGCATCGAATATTTTCCCAATAAGTCTGTTGTCGAGTCGAAGTCTCTGAAGCTGTTCTTGTGGTCCTATCGGGATGTTGGGATATTCCACGAGAATGTTGTCAATCAGATCGCTGATATTCTCTACGATCAGATCGAGCCTCACTGGATTCGAGTTATAGGAGTATTCAACCCTCGAGGAGGGATTGGAATCACCGTAACTGCCGAAAGAGGCGAGATCCCAGTCAACTAGGCAAATTCCCAGGGGTTCCAATAGTGGGGCCCCTGGGACAAATCCAGAGAGAAGCCGTCTCTCTAGGGAGGTTTTATGCAAGTTTTCAGGATAAACCGAGAGAATCAGGAGGATCCCTATGGGTGTGCGTCTACCTGATTCCGTCGAGAAGATCTGCAAGCAACTCGGGGCTGTAGCACAGAGTCCCTTTACTGCATACAATACATCGTACCCTGCTCCTCTTGAGGTCGTACTCTCGAGGGCATTCTTCCGGAAGTATTCGTGCTACCCAATGTGTGGTGGGTGTTGTCTAAACTTCAGCCTCGATTGGACACCTGCAGAATACCCAACTCTAGAAGAGAAGTACCCCGAAGTAGCCAATCGTTGCAAACCCCGATCTATCTGGGTCAATGGGAAGGAAGTGATAGTCTTCACGATTGACCAAGGCAAGGGCCTAGAACTCTTCGGGAAAAATTGGTGTTCTTATCTCGAGATGACAAATCAAACTTGTAACATTCACGAATGGAATCCCTTCTCGTGCCAGGTTGAATTGATCAAATTCAGAACGATCTGGCGGGAAGGGGTACCTCGAGGGTATCTCCTGAAGGGGCCGTTTGGTCGTGGATGGGAGATGAGCCGAGCATCAGATGGGCAGAGAGGTGTCATCTGCGATTTCGAACAAGAATTCTCTCCAAGACAATTCGAGGAGAACGATCTCCCAGTCCTGAAGAGAGCACTCCATTGGGCAAATCATCTAGGGATCGAGACTCATCTTCCTAGGATCCTTGATTGGGTCCTGAAGCAAGTCGAAGATCGAACTTTTCAGGAACTCCGAATTGAGAGGAAATATGGTTGAGCCAATCCAGAATTTGACGGCGTATCGAACCCTGGAACGTCTAGCACGTCTCTCATGGAACTCTACGTACATTGGAGATAAGGTATACGAGCCTCAGAGTATCGTTCGTCTCTCTCCAACAATCCTTCGAAAATTTGTCTGTACCGAGGGATGTGTATCTTGCTGTCTTCAGGGACCTCTTACGCTTGATTTCATCCCTGAAGAACGGGCCTGGCATTTACTCCCCCTGAGGTATCGAATTCACTTCGAGTCCCGTGTACTCCTAGTGAATGGGAGGGCTCGTCAATTCTTCTCGTATATGAAACCGAAGGGACATTGCCCCCTAATGTCCGAGGTTCGTAATGGCTCTCAAGGATGTTCTGTCTGGCCTATGAACCCAATCGAATGTGCAGCCTCGGCAAGGATCACAATTCAGTCGGGAGGGCTCGAAGGAGGAGTCAGAGTTCAGAAGAGACTCTTCGGGAGGGCATGGAGATACAATCCCCCTGTTCAATGCGAGTACCCTCCAATCGAGAATCTCCAAGATCTTGCTGAGGAGCTCGACAAAGATATTGCTGTCTTCCATCGATATCTCGATTGGGGGCAATACTTCGGAATTCACGATACTGCGATCCCTTGGATCATCGATCAACTCGAATATGCGAAAGTCTTTGGAGAATTTCGCGATACAACACAGTTTCCGAAAGGGATACTTCCCAATGCATGCTAGCGTCATTCCACCTATTGCACATCTCGAAGAGTTTTGTAAGGGCCGTCCTTTCCATCTGGTTCTTGCACACCTCCTTGGGAACCCCGACTACTTCAAGTTCTGGGCAAGTGAATCGTCTCGATCCTATGTCATGCTCGATAACTCGGCACATGAGTTTCAAGAGGGACAAGCTACTCTGAAGTTGCTTGAGAATGCCTTCAACCTAGGTGCTTCCGAGGTCGTCCTTCCCGATAAGCTCTTTGACTCCGAAGCAACTATCGACAATACTGTCTCAGCTATCGAGTCAATCTCGACTCTCGAGTTCTTGAGGGAGTCAATCCCATTCCCTCGATTCGCAATGGTCCCCCAAGGCCTCTCGATCCCTGATTTGAGGGACTGTGCACTGGGAATGGGAGATGCCTATCTTCGAGGGCAAGACAAGTTCCCCAAAAAGTTCGGTCAGCCGACTGTAGGGGTCTCGAAGGACTACGAGAGATTTCCTGGGGGATTGATCGAGACCCTCGAGAAAGTTATTTTTCCGATGCAGGATCGTCTGAAGGCTGAGGTTCATCTATTTGGCTGGGGTCGTAATCTCTGGGCCTACCGGGATATCGTTCGACAGTACGGCCCCCGAATTCGATCGATTGACTCTGCAAAGCCTTTTGTCTATGGAGCCGAGGGAATCTTGATCAGGATGGATGAACCTGCTCCCAAGTATCCTCGACGTCGTTCCGATTATTTCGAGATGGGACTGGAACCTCTTCAGTTGGCTATCTCGCAAATGAATGTCAACGTCTTCGACGATATGGTACGAGGTGTCTAAATGATTGTTGATTACCCAGGGTGTGAAAAATGTCCACTGAAGGACTGCCCACCTGTTCGAGGCAAAGGCCCAGCAGGTGGGATAATGGTTCTGGGAGAAGCCCCTGGTGCAACTGAAGTACAGAGAAAAGAACCTTTTGTAGGTCAGTCTGGTCAGCTTCTTCGTTCGACTCTGAAAGCCGCAGGGGTAGATCCCTCGTCGGTCTATTACACGAATTCGTGCCTCTGCCGGCCCCCTCAGAACAAAACACCATCGACAACTGCCGTGAAGTGTTGTTCCCAAAGGCTTCGAGACGAGATTCTCGGAGTCGACCCTCAGAAGATCCTCTGTGTAGGTGGGACAGGTCTCTCGGCCCTTCGAGGAGAACCTACCCCAATTACGAAGTGGCGAGGGATCGGAATCATGACTCCCTCCGAAAAACCAATCTACGTAATCTCGACGTACCATCCTGCAGCTGTTCTTAGGACCACTGATCTATTTCGGGACTTCGCAAAAGATATCGTGAAACTTGTCTCTAACGAGACCCCTCTACCTCAACCCAGTCTAACTACGATCGTCCCTACGACCCCCGAAGAAGCAATTGAATATCTAAGGGAACTCCGAGAAGCTTCGATTCTATCAACTGACCTCGAGACCACAGGGTTCTCACCCCTCAAGGATACAATTGAGTCATTTGGCTTTGGGGCTTGGTCGGGAGAGACCTCTGGAGTCTCAGTCATCATCCCATACGAGGTCGGGTGTCAACCATCTGTTCGAGAAGAGATGAGAGATCTGATCTCAACCTTCGAGGGACCTCTCGTCTTTCACAACCTGAAGTTCGATCTTCAGTTCTATCAGATCTTCTTCGGGACGGATGTTCGACCTCAGTCTCCTCGAGATACGATGTTGATGCAATATGCTGTTGACGAAAGAGGGTCCGGGGGAGATACATCGGGTGGATCGTCTGGGAACTCCCGAGGGTATCGAGTTCATGGTTTGAAGGACCAAGCTCGAATCAGATACGATGTTCCCGATTATCATTTCGACTTCAAGGAGTTCTACTCCAAACCTCGAGAGGAGAGAAACTATCAACTACTGTACGAATACCAAGGGATCGATTGTTTTATCACTCTAAGGCTCTATAGGGATCTCTGTAATGATATCGAAGAGGAGTCACCTGCACTTTGGGAACTCCTCGACGAGATTCTAATCCCAGGGGCTCTAGCCTTCACAGAAATTGAACTCGGGGGAGTGCCAGTCGATCTTCCGTACTTCCGAGCTCTCGAGATAGAGATGACTCTTCAGATCGACGATCTCCGAAGAAAATTGGTCGAGAGTGCGAAATCTTTAGAGCTTCCCGAAGATCTGAACTTTGGTTCTCCTACCCAGGCACTGAAGTGGGTAAAGGCACTCGGGTTCAAGGTTGAGTCAACCGAGAAGGAAGAGCTCCAATTTGCGATTCAGAGGCAAGGGAAGGTCCCCCAGGATCGAGTAGATCTTCTGAAGGACTTTCTTCTATATCGACAACTCGACCGAACAAAAGGGACCTATGTTACAGGTCTCCTCGAGAGAGTCGATGTCGACGAATGTATTCGACCTGACTTTCTTCTTCATGGGGCAGATACTGGACGTCTCGCTTGTAGGGATCCCAATCTTCAGAACATCCCTATCTTGATGGGTCCAAAGATCCGAAATGGGTATATCGCTCCCGAAGGATATACTCTACTCGAAGCCGACGGGAGTCAGCTCGAACTTCGTGTTGTCTGTTGGTATAGTCAAGACGAAGTAATGATGGCAGCCTATCAGAATAACGAGGATCTCCACAAACTTGTTGCGAGTAAGATGTTCAAAGTTCCCATCTCCCAAGTTACCAAGCTCGAAAGGTACATGGCGAAGTACGTAGACTTCGGGATTATCTACGGCCGAGGTGCGTATAGTCTCGCCAATGGGTGGGAAATGGAATATATCGTACAGCAGGGAGGAAAAGCTTGGACCGTCAAAGAAGCTGAGTACTTCTTGAGAGAATTCTTAGACTCGTTCCCAGGATTGAAAGCCTGGATCGAGACTCAACATCGACTAGTTAGAGCACGGAAATTCGTAGAGACTCCTACAGGCAGACGTCGACGCTTCCCTCTCATGATGGAAGAGAACGTCTACTCTGTCGAACGTCAAGCTGTGAATACTCCCGTCCAGTCGCTGGCCTCCGATCTAGTTCTTACTGCGTTGATTCGACTTCATCGGATCTTCAAAGACAAATACCCTACGACTGACCCTTGGAGACCTGCAGTCCGAATTCTATTTACAGTTCATGACTCGATTATGTTCCTAGTTCGAGACGACCTTCTTGACGAAGTTCG